TCGGGTCGACGTCGAATCCCGTCAAGCTTGAACTCGAAGTCGGATACGAGGGCCAGACGTCGGTCATCTTCTCGGGCGACGTGAGCACAATCTACTCTCGCCGCGCCGCCGCTGACATCGTGACGACGTTTGCCAGCGCCGACGGTATCGCGCAGGTGCGTACCGGCCGCGTCTCGTTCGGCGTCAAGCCAGGGACGAAGATCTTGGACGTGGCCAAGCAGGTCGTCAGAAAAGGCGGCCTGTCGATCGGCAATCTCGAAAAGGCATTCGCGAGCGCCACGATTACCGATCTCGGGTCGACGTTCCCCGAGGGCACGGTTGTCGACGGTAGCGCCTACGATGAGTTGACGCGCATCGCTGACTCGGCGGGCTTCGAGGTGTCGATCCAGAACGGCGTGCTCCAGGTCAAGACCAAGGGCCACGCGCTCGACGACGAGGCCGTCGACCTGAACGACGATACCGGCCTCGTCGACTCCCCTACCGTCGAGGTCAATCAAGACCCGACGAAGCCGAGCAAGGGCGAGAAGTACGTCAAAGCCAAGTCTCTACTCATCCCTGGGCTGTTTCCCGGCCGCAAGGTGAAGCTCAAGAGCGAGGGCTTCAACGGCGAATACGAGATCGCCGCGATCGAATACTCGGGCGAGACGTTCGGCCAGGACTGGTATGCCGAAATGAAGCTGAGGCCGACCAAATGACGACCGAAGAACTGCTCAACCTCATCCTCGATCACCGGCTGCGCGAACTCCATACGGCGCTTCCCGGTCGCGTCGAGTCGTACGACGCCAGCAAACAGACCTGCGACGTGCTGCCGATGCTCAAGAAGCAGACACCGAACGGTCAAGGCGGGTACACGACCGAAGATCTGCCGGTGCTGCCGAACGTGCCGGTGGCGTTCCCGCGCGGCGGCGGCTTCTTCATGTCGTTCCCGCTGGCCAAGGGCGACTTCGTGATGCTTGTATTTCACGAGCGCGCGATCGGCGCGTGGCGGAAGAAGGGCGAGGCGACGGCGCCGGGTGACCTGCGGATGCACTCATTGGCGGGCGCGGTGGCGTATCCGGGGCTGTACCCGAACGATGACGCGCTCGACGATGCGCACACGGCGAACATGGTGCTCGGCAAGGACGGCAGCACGGCGCAGATCCACCTCAAGACGGACGGGACCGTGCATCTCGGCGGTGAGAACGGGGCGCAGTTCGCAGCGCGCGCCAGCGACGTGACCACACAACTCAACACGCTTAAATCGGCGATCAGCGGCGCGGCGGTCGTCGCCAACGACGGTGGCGCGGCGCTCAAGGCGAACATCATCGCAGCGCTGAGTGGCTGGCCTGGATCGGTCGCCGCGTCGAAAGTGAAGATCACCTAATGGACCTCGAGCTTGTCACCGTCATCGACGACGAGAATCCGACGATCGGCGATCTGAAGCTGACGAACGGTCAGATCCGGCTGACGCAGACCTTCAAGCAGGCGGTCGCGCAACACTTGCGCATCCGGTTGCAATTCTTCTTCGGCGAATGGTTCCTCGACGCGCGCGAGGGCATTCCGTACTTTCAGCGTATCTTCGTCAAGGCGCCCGACCTCGGCAAGATCTCCGGCATCTTCCGCCGCGTGATTCTCGAGACGCCGGGCGTCGTCGCGCTCGACAACCTAACGCTCGACTTCAATGCCGCGACTCGCATCCTGGCGATCTCGTCGTTCAACGCAAAACTCGACACCAACGAGACGCTGACCGCGAGCGACTTCGGCGCGTTCATCGTCGGCTCGGAGATCTAAATGGCTGGCCTCGACGCAACTGGATTCACGATCAAGACCCAGGCGGAAGTACTCGCCGAGATCGAGGACGAGCAGCGCGCCACGATCTCGTCAGCGTTGAACCTCACGAGCGCGGGCGTGCTCGGGCAGCTCAACGGCATCCTATCGTCGAAGCTCGGCGAGCTCTGGGAGGTCGGCCGCGCCGTCAACGCGGCATTCGACCCCGACGGCTCGACGGGGCAGTCGCTGGATCGTGTGTCTGCGCTCACCGGGACGCTTCGTCAGGCCGCGACCAAGTCGCAGGTGCTCGCCGTGACGTGCAACCTTGACGACGGCTTCGACGTGCTCCCAGGCGACATGGTCGCGAGCGTATCCGGTGACCCGACGCGCCGCTTCGTCAACGTCGCCGCTGTCGCCAACGCCACGGGCATCACGGATGACTTCTCTGTGCTCTTCGAGGCCGAGACGGCCGGCGCGGTGCCCGCAACGGCGGGGACGCTTACCGTCATCGCTGAGCCGGTCACGGGCTGGAACAGCGTTACGAATCCGACCGACGCCGTGCTAGGACTCGAAGAGGACACGGACGCGCAATTGCGGGCGCGGCGCGAAGACGAGCTCGCGGGTGGCAGTCACACGGCGGACGCCATCCGCACCGACATCCTGCAAAACGAAGATCTCGGCGTCCTGTTCTGCAAGGTGCTCGACAACGACACCGACGCGACCGACGCCAACGGTGTGCCGCGCAAGTCGATCGAGGTCATCGCCTACGGGCCAGCATCGCCGACCGCCGACGACAACCAGGCGCTCGCCGAGCAGATTCAAACGAGCAAGCCGGCCGGCATTCGCGCGTATGGCTCGACGACGCGCACCGTCGAGGATGACCAGGGCAACGAATACACGATCGGGCTGACGCGGCCGACATTGATCCCGATCTACCTCGAGATCGACATCGTGATTGACGCTGACACGTTTCCCTCCGACGGCGACGACCAGGTCGCGGCGGCGCTGGTCGCGATCGGCGATGACAACTACGAGCCCGGCGACGATGCAATCGCCGAGCGCATCAAGGCGGCGGCGTTCAGCGTCGACGGCGTCACCGATGTTGACGTGATGCGCATCGGCACGACGGCAAGCCCGGTCGGGACCGACAATGTCACGATCGCCATCCGCGAACTGGCCGACCTCGACACGTCGCGCGTTGTCGTGACCCATGTCTAGCCTCGTTCACGTCACGACGCACAGCGACGAGGCGATCGCGCTGCTGCTCGAGCAGTTCAAGGATAAGCCGCGCATCCTGGCGCTGCTCCAGTCGTACATCACGCAGGTCCAGGCGATCGAGGATGCCTTCTGGCAACTCTTCGATGAGCGCTGGATTGACAGCGGCATCGGCGAGCAACTCAACGTCATCGGCCGCGTGGTCGGCGAGAAGCGGCAGGGCTCGCTCGACGCCGAGTATCGCGCGTTCCTGCGGGCGCGGATTCGCGTCAATCGCTCCGTTGGCCTGATGACTGACCTGGTCAAGATCGTTGACCTGATTCAGAACGACGCCGAACGAGTGCGCGCGCGGGAGTTCCACCCTGCGGCGGTTCGCATCGAGCCCGAAGGCGCGGTCACCGTCGACCCGCTTCGCGTCGCGCGGATGCTCGTCGACGCCAAGCCGGGCGGCGTGTCGATTCGATTCGTCTACTCGACATCGGCGCGCGCGAGCACGTTCCTCTTCTCGGATGTCGACGGCGGATTCGCTCCTACCGCAAGCCAAACGCTGGGCGATTACGAGTCGAATCCGATCGGCGGCGGCATGCTCTCGGGAGTGGCGCTCTAGCCCTATACACCGTCGGTAGCATTGGAGCGTGAGCCGACCAGACACGCTGCCAGAGTGGGCGACGGATCTAAACTATCCCGCCGGCTCTGACCCGTGGTCTGGAATGCCGACGAAGCGCGCGCCGAGCGCTGGCGAAATCGCTGTCGGCGCGACTCCCGCTGAGGGCTGGTCGGCGCAGTATCTGAATCATTGCCTCGGGCTCATCGGGGACTGGATCCAGTTCCTCGACGGGCTCATTGCCTCGTACTTCGGCGACGGCTCCGACGGCGATTGCGAGTTCGACGGGACTAATACATTCGCCTTCGCGAGCAAGAGCGGCAACGACTACACGCTGACCCGCGATTGCTACACGTCGTCGATGACGTTCACTGCCTCGGCGACGCTGCGCACGGCGGGGTATCGCGTGTATTGCCGCGGCGCCCTCGACACATCGGCAACGGCGCTTTCTGGCAGTGTCATCATCAATCATGGCGGCAACGCCTCGGCCGGAACGGCTGGCACCGGAGCACCGGAAGGCTCAGTCGGCGGCGGCGGCGCTGGTGGTACAGGCGATACGGGATCTGGCAACAACGGCACGTCCATGACCAGTTCCTACGGGGGCGCTGGCGGCGCGGGCGAGGCTGGCGGCTTCGGTCCTGGCACTGGCGGCACGGTTACGGCGCCGACGTCGGTCGGCGGCTCGCCGCGTCTGTTCTCGCCTCCGATGTTTGGCTATGTAATCGGCCTGGTGACCGGGACGCTGACGCCGCAGAAGCTACAGGGCGGCGGCGGCGGCGGCGCTGGATCTGGAGACGGTTTTGCTGACGGCGGCGGCGGCGGCGGCGGCGGCGGCGTTTTGCCGATCGCTGCGCATACGTTGAACCTTGCGAGCGCCGGTGACATCAAGGCCCAAGGCGGCACGGGCGGCGACACGGGCTCACTGGAAGGCGGCGGCGGCGGCGGTGGGCTGGTCTTGCTCGTCTACTGCACCGTCAACGCGGGAATCACTTTCTCGGCAGCCACGAACGCTCCAGGAGGGACGCCGGGCGCCGGCGCTACCACTGGCGCGAACGGCAGCGTTTACACGCTGGTTCTGGGAGACGTATCGGGCGCGACGACGACCGCAACCGTTGTCCCGCAGTCGGGCAAAGAGATCATCACGACCGACGACGAGGTTACGATCACGTTCGTCGGGTCGTTCGCCTACGCCAACGCGACCGGCGCCAACGGCTACCGCGTCCCAACGCTGACCGTCTACAGCTCGGACGCCGGCGACCCGGTCAAGGCGTGCATTACCGCAAAGACCACAACCAGTTTCACCGTCACGTTCGACCGCGTCTTTACGGGCGAGCTCGACTGGCAAACCGAGGGCAGCGTATGAGACTCGTAGCGCTACTAGCATCGCTCCTGACGGCGTCGGCGTCCTTCGCGCAGGCTGTTGCGTACCGCGCCGGCCCCGGCATCCAGATGACGACCGGCGCGTCGCTGCCGACCACGATCGCCGGGCGTCGCACGCTCTGGGTCGACTCGTCCAATCGCCTGCGCTTCTGGAACGGCACCGACAGTACGTATCCGAGCACGATCGCCGCGACGACCAAGGGCGATCTGTCTGTGTTCACCGGCTCGACATGGGGACGCCTCGCGGCGGGGACCAATAACTATTGCCTCGTCGCCGACTCGGCCGAGGTCACCGGCCTCAAGTGGGCGTCCTGCTCGGCGGCGACCGGGTATCAGACGATCAAGGACGAAGGCTCCTCGCTGACCCAGCGCACGATCTTGAACTTCACCGGAGCGGGCGTGACGTGTGTCGACAACGCCGGCGCGACGCGCACGGACTGCACGATCTCCAGCGGCGGCTCGACCGGCAACTGGACATTCACCGGCGACGCAGCGGACGATACCGGCGCGGCGGTGCTCACGATCGGCGCGACGACGGCAACGGGCGTCACGCTCTCGCGCACTGCTGGGACTATCACGATGGCCGGCGATACCGTGTTCAGCGCCAACAAGGGCGTCACGGTCACCGCAGGAACGGGCTCGTTCAACTTCTCGGGCGGTACGGGG